GCCAGCGTCAGAACGATAAAATCTTGCATTTCAACCATTGTCAGTTTTCCTCGTTGAGAAGTAACAGCCCCTTGTTCGTGATGCGCCAATCGCGTCCGAACTGTTGCGAGCTAATCTGTGTTGTGATGAGGCCCAAAGACGCAGCCATAGCTACGAGCGCCGCATCTCTGCGGGCCACGTTGCTCTGGATGGCCATGGGCTTGATGTAGACTTGGTGTAGAAGGTGCTTCAGGCTGTCGGGCATCAGTGCGTATCCGCCCAGCTATCCCCAATGCTGTACTCGCTATCCAACCTCAGCTTGAAGCCGAAGGGCTCCCCGGCCTTCTGAGCGCACGCAACGAGCGTCTCGCCCACAAAGTCGGCCCAGTGCTCACGCGCAGCAACCTGATACTCGTCGTGGACCCACGCGCAGAAGAAGAAGTCCTTCCCCGGAGTGAGGAACTCGCACATCGTGTCGTAGGCGTCCGCGCCCCATTGCTTACAGAGGATCGCACCGGAACTTTGGATCAAGGTGTTTAATGCCGCGAACTCTTTGCGCAGCGGGATCATGCGGCCATCAAGGCCCTTCACGTACCCGCGCTCCGCTACTCGGGTCCTTAGCTGGCCGTTTAGCTCGTTGTAACCCTCGATGCCAGACGCGAACCGGGACTTGGCCGTAGAGCCTACATCCTGCAGCTTGCGCTCGCTGGGTGCGAGATTGTCACCAAAGAACAACCGGTACACATCGGCACCCTCTGGGCCAGCGTTGTTGCGGGCATTCAGGAGAGCTTCGTGAATGACAGTGCCAAGCTTGAGCGCCCCTGCTCCGTAGACGGTGGCGTAGGCAAAGACTTTGGCGCAGTCTTCTCTGAGGATGATGTGGAGTTGCTGTCTTGGTGTGATGTCCTTGGGGTCGTGAGCTTTGTCTCGGGCTGTGCCTGCCGGGAGCAGACCCAAAGCGAGTACAGTCGCCCAATGAGGGTCGCCCTCCAGAAGGGTTCGTCCATATGCTCCTCCATCAAAGAATGAGAGATAGTGTGCTAGGCCGCGCAGCTCCAAGCCCTGCATGTCAGCACCCACGAGCTTGAAGCCCGGTGGCATCTTGAACAGACCTCGGAAGTCGCTGCCGTATGGTTTTTTAGCTGACGGTACTTGAGCTAAATTGGGGCTAAAATGGCTAGCTCGTCCGGTTATAGTCCCTGCTGGATTGATGGAGCCGTGTATCCTCCCATCCTCCTGCACCGCCGCCATGAGGCTCTGCTTTGAGCCAGTGAGTTGCGACAGCCGTTTGCCCAGCATCAGGTATTCACCGACGCCAGCTAACTCAGGATATTTAGCTACGGCACCCTCGATGGTCTCCTCGTCCAACAGGGGGCTGCCCCCCGGTGTGAACTTGGTCGGCTGCCACCCACGATCCTTGAGGACCTTTGCGATATGGTCCCGTGATCCCGGGTTGAACTCTACCAGCTTGTACTTTTTGATCGGGTAGCCTTCCAGATACCCAAGCCGCTTGTTGTCCTTCTTTGGGATGAAGACGCACTTGGCGGGGTCGGGGCTGATCGGCTGCCACCACGAACCGAACTCGGCTTTCAGCCTTGTCTCTAGCTCGTGCTGCTTTTCCAGTAGTTGGACGTGGAGTTCACCGGCAGCCCTAAAGTCAAAAGGGAAGCCAGCGTCCTCGATAGCATCGCAAACCTTAGCTATGCGGTGCTCTAGCTCGATTGCCTTCGGAGCGTACTTGTCCGGGTTGAGCTTCTTGTAGAGCAGGAAGTTTACAGCTACGTCCTGCATCATGTAGTCCAGCATGTCCGTTGAGAACGTGCCCCAGATAAACTTCTGGATCGCCGCCTCGTCGGTGAAGCCCAGCGCTAGGGCCTCCACGCGCTTCATCTGCGAGTAGTCGCCCTTATGCTCCCCAAGCCTGTGTCCCCACGCGGCCAGCGAGTGCTTCCCCACGTACTCCGAAGGGATCGGAGGTACGCGCAGAGCATCGTCTGCCTTGAGGGCGGGATACTTCAGCCGGGACACAATGAGCGTGTCCGTGACCTTCTGGCCAGCCTTGGGCTGGAAGTTGCGTATCTTCTTCAGGGCCGGGATGTCGAACCTGATGATGTTGTGGCCGATGATTTCGTCAGCTTGCTCTAGGCGTACCAAACCCGAGATAACCTCGGCAGGGCCGTAGCTGCTGACCACTTCGGTGTCTACGTCAGTGATACCGATACAATGGACTTTGGTCGCTTGGTGGAGAAGGCCGTCAGTTTCGATATCGAATAGAAGTCTAGCCACGCTTGCACCCCCAAAACTGGGAGCGCTCGACCATCTTCTTGCCTATCGTCGTCCGCATGTAAGTGCGGCTGACTATCTTAGCGTACCCCTCGCGCTCGAACCTCCACACGCTGTACAGCCAGCTAATCTGTTCGCCGCGCTTCCATCTCTCAAACAGTCGTCTCACTGCTCCCTCTCTTTCAGCATTGCGTCGGCAAGGGTGTAAGCAGCGGCAGCTATGTTCCCCGGGGTGCTTGCGTCGGTACGGGTAACAACCGCAGTGAGCGCCTGTCCTGCGAACCAATCCCGCAGGGTCCGTTGGTTCTTGGCCTTCTCCCGGTCAGCGTCACGCTGGCGCTCAAGGTCCACTTCCCACTGGTGCATCATCCCAGGTCCCTCACGTCCGCCCACAGTTGGTCAGCTAAGCGCACATGTCGCACAAAGGCATCCATATCCTTACGGCGATACGCCTTCACTGCCTGCCCACCGTGCCAGTCGGCAGCATTAGAAAGGTGAACCGTCGTCACCTTCGCTCGGTTCAAAGTCGATTGGTCCTGCAAGTTCATAATGTCCTCGTTTCACGTTCCACTTGAGACGATCCGCCTCGCCCGTTTCGCCGGTAACGCGGCATTTGAGCGAACGCATCTGCGCGAATAGCTTTTTGTCTTTGTCTTGTTGATCCCGCTCGACGCCAAGAACGTTGAACGAAAGCTGTTCAATAGACGCTGATCCGCGCATGTCATTGAGACTAATGGCGTCACCCTCATTGTAGTTCTTCCCCCGCTTCAGATGCACAACGGCAATCACGCCAACACCGGTCTCTTTGACGAAGCTAGCTAGCTTGGTCATCAAGACGTCGATGTCCTTGCGCTCGTCGTTGCTCTCCATTCCCGAGTGAACAATGCTGATATGATCGAGAACGATAAACCGGCAGCCGCTCGCGGCCATGAAGCGCATCATGGTAATCAGGCGGTCGCTCTCCAAGCTCCCGAAATGGTCGTAGAAGAGCATGTCATCCCACACCACGGCAGCGAGCGCCGCGTCCCAGTCCTCGTCACTGATGCTCTCTGGGTTAGCTAGGACGTTCTTTAGGGGAACTCCCTGATGACGTGCGACGTAAGCGGACACACTGGTATCGTTGTCTTCCTCAAGATAGATGTTTCCGATTTTGAGGTCGTGCTCGGTTCGCATATGGTAGGCAATGTCGCGGGCAATGGTGGTCTTGCCGATGCCGCTTCCGGCACAGATTGTTGTGACTTCTGCATCTCGTAGCCCCATCCACATTTCGTTTAGCTGCGGCCAAGGTAACGAGAACCCTGCTCGCTTCTTCTTCTTCAGTCGCTCTTTGGTGAACTCCCGGCCCTCACGTATCCCATCGGGCCTGTAGTCCTGCGCGTCGTAGTAGGCACGCACGAGGGCCTGAGGGCCGTGTTTCATGAGGCATTCGTTGGCGTCCTTGCAGTCTGCAGGGAGCCGAATGATCTTGACCTTACCCACCGGCAATAGCTGGCAGGCAAGCTCTAACGCCTTCTGTCCGGGTTCGTCGTTATCGAAGCTCAGATAGATATTGTTGAAGGCACACAACTGCTCGTAATGCTTCAGTATCGCCTTCTTTGCTGACCCCGTACCGTTGGGCAAGGAGCCTACAGGATACTTCAGTCCCCAAGCTTGCCAAAAGCTCAAGCAGTCTATCTCGCCCTCGGTCAATATCACAGAGCGGCCGGTAGCTGGCCAAAGCCATGATAAGTAGATCGGCGGGTCCTTCTTGCACTCCCCCTGCCATGAGAACTCCTTGTCCTGTGTTCGCGTCTTCTGCCCGATCAGCTTGCCGCCTTTGTCCCGCACGTTCATGATGTGCAGCTTAGCTAGCCGGTCGTACTGGTAGCCTGCCTTTCTGAGAGTTTCTTCATCAAGCCCTCGCGATTTCATCGGGAGGTATTCGCCTCGGAGCCAGTCATTGCCGACAGGCTCGTCTACCGCCTCACCCTTGAACGATTTCTCGCAGGCGAAGCAGTAGAACGAACCGTCGTCATAGGAACCTCTGGCGTCCGAAGACCCACACTCGGGGCATGGGCCGTTAGACATCCAGTTAGCCATGCTTAGAACGCCAGCGTGTAGCGGCTGTACTTGTGACCGGCGTTGTCCACGCGGACCTCGGTCTGCACTTCAAAGCCCTTGCGGCGCAGCTTCAGCACAACGTCAGACAGGCGGCTGATGTTGTAGACGATCAGGGCCTCCATGTTGCTGATGCTCTGACCGCGCGACAGGTGGCCAAGGATGGTCTTCTGTTGCGGGCTGAGGCTGATAGCGCGAACCATCTGGGAATGCGTCATGTCTTCTTCTTCCTCTTCCGTTGCTGCTGTTTGATTTCTTCGATCCAGCTCTCAGGGACAGTCCCTTTGTCAGCGTGTTTAAAGCCGTGGGTGGTCGCCCAGTCGGCGTTGCTGGTTGGAGAGCCGGGGTAGATTTTGGTACTCGCTCGCTCGTAAACGATGCGGATATCGAGGTCGGGGCGTTGTTCTTTGAGGAGCAGCATCTTCTGCCGCTGCTCTGCGGAGGCTTGTTTGATGCCCCCAAACTTCCCGCCACCCCAATGGCCTTTGCCTTCGATGAGGATGTTCGTCCCAGGTATCGGAAAATCTGGGAGGTACTTCGCCTCGCGAGCGGGGACCGTGTACGGGATTTTGATGCTCTCGTACTCGTAGTCCACGCCCGCTTCGTCTAGCTGGTTAGCTATCTTCTCTTCGAGGCCTGACCGGTACCTACGCGCTAGCGCAGGCTTCTTGGTCATTCAGCCCACGTCCCCGGAATTAGCCACAGGCTAAACGAGGGTGTGGGGGTATCCCGAAGGAAATAGGCCACGTAGTCGCCGTCAACGCACCTGATGTATTCAAATTGCGCTACGGGCATCAGAAGGCCTGCTCGTCGTCTTCGTCAGCCGTGTCCGGGTCGAAGGGAGACGCGGGCTTCGCGGGCTCAGCGGGAGCCACGTAGCCGCTGTCATCTTCATCGAACGGGCTAACGCCGTTGCCACCACCGCGCTCCAGCTTGATCAGCTGAACAGCGTTGAGATACAGCTTGATGCCGCCGCCGAGGCCCTCATAGACGAAGGGCGAGACGTTGGTCTTCAGCTGCGAGCCGCCGCCGATCACAACATCCGCAGGGAGCGGCTTGTTCTTGGCGTCGTACAGTCCCGGCTTGTACTCCTCACCCGATGACACCATCAGCGTGATTTCGCCGGTCTTCTTGTCCTTCTTCCACGGCCAGTTCGTAACGGTCTTCAGGCCAGCGTCCTTAGCCAGCTTCTTCAGCCAGTTATCGACCTCGCGATGATCCTCGTCGCTGAACTTGAGCCGGGTATTCCAAGT